ACCCGATCACGCGGGATGGCCTTCGCGGCGTCGAGCTGGTCGACATGGCCGTAAATTCCATTGGAATCGCGACGCAGGCCGAGCGCGCTGCGGGAAAAATGCTCCGCGGAGGTGTCATGGCCGGCGGGGCCCTCGAGACGGATGCCACGCTTGGCGATGAGGCCATCGACCATCTGCGCGATAGCATGCGCGAACGCCAGATCGACGGCGAACACGCCGGCGAATGGCTGATCCTTGAGGAGGGCCTCAAAGCAAAGCCATTCATCACTAGCCCGAAAGATGCGCAGTACGACGAATTGCGCAAACGCCAGGCGGAGGAAATTTCCCGCTTCACCGGCGTGCCCCGCCCCCTTCTGATGTTCGACGAGACGAGCTGGGGCTCGGGCATCGAGCAGCTGGGTCTCTATTTCGTGACCTACTGCCTGATGCCTTGGTTCATCGCGTGGGAGCAGGCGATCGAGCGCTCGTGCTTCACGGTCGCGGAGCAAAACGCCGACGAGCTGTACGTCAAATTCAACGAAGGCGCGCTTTTGCGCGGCTCTCTGAAGGATCAGGCCGACTTCTTCGCCAAGGCGCTGGGCCCGAACAATGCCTACCGGACAGCGAATGAGGTCCGCGGCGCCTTTGACCTCAACCCGATTCCCGGCGGCGAAGATCTACCGAAGCCATCCGCCACCCCGGCACCTCAGCCAAAGGAGAATGTCGATGAATGACACGCGCAAGGCGCCGGCGTCGCCGGCACCCGTGAAAACGCTCAATGGGCGCCCGGTGCCCGGTTCGAAGCCCGTCGGCGCGCCGTCGTCGCCGCTTCCCCGGTCGATCATCGGCGGCGTCAACGCCCGCGAACGGCCTGCGGCACTGCCGGTCCCCGCGGATCGCCGCATCTCGGCCTATTCGCCGTTGCCCGTTCTCGACCGCTGGGGCGAAGACGCCGCCGGAGTTCGCCCAGCTGCGCTCGAGCAGGGCGACAATGTCATCACGATGTTTGACGTGATCGGCGAGGATTGGTGGACCGGGGGTGGGGTCACCGCCAAAAAAGTCGCCGCCCAGCTGCGCGCCATCGGCGATCGCCCGGTCGAGTGCCAGATCAACAGCGGCGGCGGCGACATGTTCGAAGGCCTCGCCATTTACAATGTGCTCCGCGAGCATTCGCAGCCGATCACGATGAAGATCATGGGCATGGCCGCGTCGGCCGCCTCTGTGATTGCGATGGCTGGCGACACCGTTGAGATTGGCGCGGCATCGTTCGTCATGATCCATAACTGCTGGGTCTGCGCGTGCGGCAACCGCCACGACATGAACGAAGTGGCCGAATTTCTGGCCCCGTTCGACCAGGCCATGGCCGACGTTTATGCCCAGCGCACGGGACAGTCCGGCGAGGACTGCGCCAAATGGATGGACGCGGAGTCATGGATGTCCGGCTCGATGGCCATTGAGCGCGGCTTCGCCGATTCGCTCCTCGCCGCCGACCAGATGAAGGTCGACGAAGATGCCAAGGCCTCGGATAAAAAGGCCAACGAAGTCCGGGCGCTTGAGCTGACTCTCGTTTCAAGCGGGATGACCCGCGCCCAGGCGCGCGCCCGCATCAAAAGCATCAAGGGCACGCCTGACGCTGCCCTCGATCCTGTCGACACGCCGGGCGCTGTCGACTTGGCCCTCCCCCTGGCGGGCCTCCTCGAAGTGTTCCGATAGGAGATTTCCCATGAAGTTTATGAATAGAACCGCCCTCCTGGCGGTTGCGACGGTGCTCGCCCATCCCTTCAATGCCATGCTTGGCAAACCCGCCCCGGTGGTCGACGAAGTCGATCCGCTGCTGGCGCCGACGCTGGGCATGCTTGCTCTCGCTGGCGGCGTGTCCGTGCCCCGCGCGCTGGCCGCTAGCAGCATCCGCGCCGACGGCACCGACCCCAAGGCGCTGATCGAGCAGATCCAAACGGCTGTGAAGGAAATGCGCGAGGTCAACGACCAGCGCCTTGGCAAGCTCGAAGCAAAGGTCGACCCGCTCGACGCCGCGCAGTTCGACAAGATCAGTGCCAACGTCACTGACCTCGAAACCGCGCTCAACGCGATCAATGCCAAGATCGCCGCCGGCGCGCTTAACGGTTCGGAAAAGGCCCAGCCCAAAGACCCGGATTATACCGAGAAATTCAATGCTTGGTTCCGGAACGGCGACAACGAGGCCGACCTCAAGGCGGCGCACCGCCCGGGCGCGCCGCGCGCCGCAATGACCGAAGGATCGGCCGCCGATGGCGGTCTGACCACTCCGGTCGAGTGGGATCGGACGATCGAAGGCCGCCTCAAGCTGATTTCGCCGATGCGCCAGAATGCGAAAGTGCAGGTCACCTCGCGCGCTGGCTTCATCAAGCTGTTTACCGACCGCGCGGTTGGTAGCGGCTGGGTCGGTGAAACCGCGTCGCGCCCGGCAACGAGCACGCCGCAGTTTGTGGCGCTGACGTTTGGCCACGGCGAAATCTACGCCAACCCCGCGGCATCGCAGACGCTGATTGAAGACAGCGAAATCGATATCGAGGATTGGCTGGGCGGCGAGGTCGAGACCGAGTTCGAACGGCAGGAATCGATCGCATTCCTCAGCGGTGACGGCGTAAACAAGCCCCGCGGCCTGCTGACCTATGTCACCGGCGCCGCAAACGCAGCGGTTCACCCCTGGGGCGCAATCGAAACGATCCAGTCGGGTCATGCGACCCAGTTCACGGCGGATCCGATCATCGACCTGATGTATAAGCTGCCGGCAGCGTATGCGCAGGGCGCCAAGTTCTACTCGAACCGGGCATCGCTGGGCGCAATTCGCAAGCTGAAGGACGGTCAGGGCAATTATCTGTGGCAGCCCACTTACGTCGCGGGCCAGCCCTCGACGCTCGGTGGCTATGCGCTGGTCGACCTGCCCGACATGCCGAACGTAGGTGCCGGCAACATCGCCATGCTCTTCGGCGACATGCAGCGGACGTACCTCATCATCGACCGCCGCGGCGTGCTGATGCTCCGCGATCCGTACACCAACAAGCCCTACGTTTCGTTTTACACGACGAAGCGTGTCGGGGGTGGCGTCCAAAACCCGGACGCGATGAAAGCGTTGAAGATCGGCGTCTAACGCCGCGCTTTTCGGCTGGGCCGGGGCAAGTCCTCGGTCTGGTTCCCCCTACCGCGTGACACCGATCCAAGGTGTATCGAGGAGAATATCCATGAGTGACCTTCTGAAGCTGCTCGACGGCAGCATCACTGACGTGCGCAACGGCCTTACCGGCAAGTCGCGCGAAGAACTGACTCAGCTGCGTGCGGCTGAAGCTGACGGCAAGACCCGCACTGGCGTGCTGGCCGCCATCGACGACGCACTCGGCACCCCGGGCGGGCCCGCGCCGGCGACCGAGTTCGAAGCTTCGGGCGCCCCGCATCAGATCGTCAGCGACGTCGATCCTGCTCACCCGGCGGTGGACGCGGACCCCCGCGCCAACACGACCGCAGAACAGAACCGGATCGACTTCAACGACCCGACGCTGACCAGCCAGGAAGCCGTCGAACAGAACCTCGCCGCTCAGCAGGGCGAGTAAACTCCCCGGCGCCGACGGTCCCTCGCCGGCGCCACCCTATTTTTGATGAGGTGCTCCATGGCGGAACCCATCTCGACGGCCGAGGCGAAAAAGCACCTCCGCGTCGACAGCTCCGCCGATGACACGCTCATCGCGGATAACATCGTAGCCGCGCGCGAATGGGCCGAGGATTATACCGGCCTCATCCTGACGCGCCGCGAAGTTACCGAGCAGATCGGCCGGTTTGCGGCGCAGACGAAGCTGCGCGCCTGGCCAATCGCCGCCGACGAGCCCATTTCCCTTGTGTATCGCGACGCCGTCGGCGCCGAGCAGACGATCGCCGATGCCACGATGCGCGCTGTTGCACGGCCGGCCGTCCTATATCCTGCACCCGCGGCGCGCTGGCCCCTTGCCAGCACAGTAAGCGGCGCAATCGACGTGACGTTCACTGCCGGCTTTGCGACCCCGGCCGAAATCCCGGGCACGGTCAAGCAGGCCATGCTCCTCATGCTCACCGCCTTCTATGACGGCCGGGAGGGCGAATTGTTCGACGTTGCAGAGGCTGCCGCAAAGGCCCTTTGCCGCCGGCATAAGCGACGGACGCTGTGAGAAAGCCCTCACGTGCGCTGTCGAGCCGCATGGACCGCCTCGTCCGCCTCGAACGCCCGAAGCCCGACGACAGCCTCGACGGCGCGGGATCCGGAAGCTGGGAACTCGTCGACGAGGTCTGGGCTGAGATTGTCGACTTGCTTCCCAGCCGCGCCGACGGCGAACGCATTGCCAATGGCATCGATTTCGCCGAGCGGCCGGCCCGGGTCCGGCTCCGCTTTCGCACCGACATCACCAACGCCATGCGCCTCGTGTTCGACGGTCGGGTTATGCAGATTGTAAGCGTGCCGGCGGAGCTGGGCCGCCGCGAAGGGCTTGAGTTGATGGTGAAGGACTTCAGTGCGGCCGGGAACGGCGCCTGATGGCTGCCTTCTTGAAAGGGCTGCCGGCCGTGCGGTCCAAGATGCGCCGGATACCGGACCAAATGCGCAGCGTTTTGCGGGGCGCGTCCCGGGCTGGCGCCAACGTATTTGCTGAGTATGTGGAAGAAAATACCCCTTCGGATGACGTGCGGAAAGCCGTTCGCCGGCGCACCACTGAAGACGATGGCCAAGTCCGCACCACGGTTGATCTCAAGCCCGGCTGGGGCCGCACCGTCGGCAACTGGATGGAGTACGGGACTGAGGCCCACTTCATCAGCGTCGACGCCAGTCAACGCGGAGGGCGGAGCGTTGGGCGTATCAATCAGCTCGTGCGCGCAGAGGGCGGAAACCAATCGCTGGTCATCGGCGGACAATTCGTCGGCGCGACGGTTTGGCACCCCGGCGCCCGGCCGCATCCGGTCTTCCGTCCCGCCCGTGACCTCCGCGCCACGGAAGCGAAGGCCGCCGCGCAGGCGTACATCAACGCGAAGGTCAAGCGCGGCGTCATCGCACCGGCCAGTGAGGGAGAGGGCGAATGAGCGCCACGGACGATCCTATTACTGGCGCTTACATCGTGGGCGAGTTGCTCCGCGCCGATAACGACTTCGTTGGCAACGTCCCGGCCGAGCAAATCAAGCTTGGCGCGGTGCCCGATGGCACACCTCTTCCCTTGGTCCTCATCCGGCGCATTACCGGGGTCGACCGAGATGGTCTGGAGCCCGGCGATACGACGCCCACCTTCGACCGCGTCGCGGTGCTCGTGCGCGCGGGCAACTATCGCGACCAGTGCCGCCTGATCAAACTCGTGAAAAACGCCTGTCGCGGCAAACGCGGCGGTTTCGACACCGGCCTCAACTTTTCTGTCCGCCCTGCCGGCACCGGCCCCGACCTGCGCGGCCCCGGCAACAGCTACGAGCAAACGCAAGATTTTCGTGTGTTTTACAACGCGTAACCAAGGAGAATTGAGATGAGCGGCAAGATCAAAGGCTATGTGCCGAAGACGTTTAAGGATTCCGGAACCGAAGAGCGGTTCGAAGGCGGCAAAGAGCACGAGTTCGAACCGGGCGCTTACGCGAACTACCTCGCGGCCGGGAAGATCGGGGACAAGCCCGAGAGCGGAAAGACCGAGAACGCCCCGGCCGACCCCAAGGGCAAGGCCGCCGCTTAACCGCATTCCGCCTGCCCGGGGCTGAATACCCGCCGGCGCGCCCGGCTCGCCAATAATGGAGAAATGTTATGCCAAATATTATGACGGCGGCGGGCTCCCTGCTCGCTATTTCGGCGGGTCACCCCGCTGCGCAAACTTCGGCCGGATTTTCCGCCCTGACGTTCACCAACGTCGGCATGGTCGACAAGATTGGCCCGATGGGGGCCACCTATGGCCAGACCACGTTCCAGCCGCTTGTCGGCCCGGAAATCACGATCAAGGGCGGCGCAAAATACGGCGTGATCAACCCGTCGTACGCCGTCGACAGCGAAGATGCCGGCCAGGCGCTCATGGAAACCGCCTCGGAAGACCAGATCGCGGACTATTCCTTCCGCCTGACTCGTCCCGACGGCGCGATCAAATATTGGGAAGGCAAGGTCTTTGGCGTGCCCGAGGATATCGGCACCGCGGAGGCCGTGATCATGGCCAACCCGGTCGTCGCCATCAACACGAAGCCGATCAAGGTGCCCGCTCCATAACCCCATTCCGGCCCCGGCCGGTTTCCCTGCATCGTCTCGCCCGAGTATCGCGGCTGCTCGGGCGAGCGGTGTAATTCCTTCCGCGAAAGGCAGAATAGCATGAACGACACCCCCATTTTCGA